TTTTTTCATGATTAAGCGGCTACTGTTAATACTGCTGATTTACCTTTGTACAATTGGTTGTCTCCAATTAAAGCTACATTAGTAGGCACTGTTGCATCATACATTTCGATAGTGATAGAACCACCTGAAACTAACCCGGCAGGAGTAGTAAGTACAATGGTGTATTCTCCCTCATTAACACCTGGCGTTGCAGATGTAATTGGCAGTACTGTGTTGTTAACTGTATTTATTACCCTAAAGTTAGCTCCTGTAAGACCTTCGATACCGTAAATAGAGTTGTTAATAGCAGTTACTACAACAGGTATAGGATCTCCTGCTGTTGGCGTAGCTGTAATTTTAACCCCGGTAATTGCAAGTATCTCTGTGTTTACGTCAACTCCTGACTGGCCAACGGTAAGGGTAGCCATGCGGGTATTAAACTGTGTTTCGTTGCTCAACTGGATAGTAAGTAGCGATTTTGCAGTATCATCGCCAATAACAGGTACATAAGTTCCTGTATTTACCATTGATGCAGATAGCGCGGTAAAACGAAGCCCATCTACAGAAGATGCGCCTACAATTGTGCCGTTCTCGTCAATTAGTAAAACATCGTACTTGTTAAAGCCGTTTTTAGAGTATAGTGCAGCATGAAAACCAAGACCGTTATCGTACTCAAAAGTATAGTTAGGCTTACCGTTACGGATAACAGAAGTAATACCGCCTGTGTACTCTTTAGTTGTTACGTCCGGGGTGTTGTTAGTGAACTCTACACTACCAAGTATCGGCTGCCATACGCCTGTTTGCACAAGCTCAACAACGGCAGCAAAGTTTAACGCTTCGGCTTCGGCAATTGTTATGCTCCATCCCTTAGGCACAAGTACAGGTGTTTGGAACTGACCTAATCTTCTTTCACACTCTACAACACCTAAACCTAAGTCTACTTTGTTGCAATCTAATGCGTTTATTAATCCCATTTGTTTTTAGTATTTTATCGGCTGTCTAAAACAAACCGAATCGTTATATATTTTAATTGTTGTATCGAATCTTAAAGCATCTACTATATCAGTTGCAAAGGACTCTGCGTTATTACCGTAATTTGGAAATTCTGTTAGAGTATAATCCCCTGACCAGATAAAGATGCTTCCCTTCTTAAATAGCGTTTCTATATTCTCCGCTAAGGGGAACAAAACATTTTTATAAGAAGTAGCCCATCGTTGGGAGTTTGTAAAGTCAGTATTTGTGTTTCTCGTTGCTAATACAAGAGATAAATTAAACTCTCCTATTTTCGCCCTGCTGTTTAGATCCGAACCATTGTTAACGTTATAAATTAACGGGTACATTGGCTTTTGTGGATTGTTGCCATGCAGCTTAATAAGTAAATTTAAATGCACCTCATTACCAAAATCATAGTTTGGTTTAAAACCATCCTCTGTTAGTGGCAACGTATCAAACGCAGTAATTAACCTTTTGTGTACATTTATCATAATCCTAATACATTTTGAATCTGATATAAGTTGAAAAAGTTAACTGAATAATCCTCACTATTGGAACTTAAGAACTCCCATAGGCTTGTAAAAGTAGAGTTATACTCTCCATAAAATATAATACCGCAACTATTGTGATATTGGTACATATTAACGAAAGTATTCCAGTAGTCTACAAGTCTTTCATTATGGTTTATTGATGTTGAGTTAGCCGCGTCTGTACGCTCTAAACCCGTAGTGTTATATTGCACCACATCGTATTTTAGGAAATTAACGTAAACGTAATAAGCTATTATTTGCTTAATACCATCAAAACGTTTGTCTCCATAGTCCATTCCGTTTACAAGGTTTACCCACTTCTGCGCTGTTGGGTTCGTAATAAGATCGTTATACTGAACTACACCTAAAGCGTTTACCAATAATAGACGCTCATACTTGGCAATGGCTGCTGTCAATTTATCCTCGTTCGTAGCTGTATTGGCTTTTATGTCCGGTACAGCTTGCGTATTAGGAATAAACAGTTTACCTGTTTCAAAATATGATTTGTCTATTATTGGCATTGCTTAGTTATATTTTTTCGATTACTCCTGCTTTCTCGTACACAGCTAATGCCATGTCTGATATCTCCATTTCATCTCCTTCTTTCAGGTGTTTACCAAAGTCTCTTGTAAATCTTACAAGTGTTTTATTGGTAAGGCTGATTTTTACATCTTCGCCACCTGCTTGTCGGTTCTTTACGGTTTTAGCAGCTTGTTCTTTGTAGAACTCGTGTGTAAGTCCGGCAGCTTCATTTTTTTGAACTGGGAATGCATCTAATGATTTTTCTTCTTTAGCCATGATTATGGTGCTGTTATTAGAGTTTTTACGTTTGCGAAAGTATCTGATATAATACCAATAGCTGTAGGCGTAGGTATAAGGGTTGCTACTGCACGTTCTAACACGTGAGTACGGATGTTACGAGAAAGACCTGAAGCAACTGTTGCAACGGCATCTGTACGACCATCAGTTTCGAAATACATAAGTTCGTTATCCAAACCTACTTTAACCGACTGCATCATGTCTCCTACAATAAACCTGTCAGCGGCAATTGTTGGGTCAATAACAAATCGGATAAGGCTACCCTGATAGTTAAGACCTATATCGCCTACAAGGCTAATTGCGTTACCGTTCCATACTGAATAGTGACCATCAGTAGCTTTAGTGTGAACCATAGCATACCAAGCTTCCGGGCTAAGTACAATTGCGTTTGGAAGGAAACCTAATTTTTGAAGCTGTGCAATAGCTGCGCCAAGAGCATCGTAGTTGTTAGGGTCTTCGTTAATAGCAAGTGCGGCATTAGCGGTAAAAGCCGTACCACCGGCTACAACGGCAGCAAGAACAGATGCAGGAGTTTTATCCATTACAAGCTCGGCAATTTTAGCGCGAATCCTGTTAGCAATGTTCGGGTAGAACTTCCTTAGTTGTGTGGTTGTCGCCCATTCAGCCGCAACAAAAGCCGCCTGGCTTGTCTGAGTTCCATAGGTTACTTTAACGATAGGTTTTAATGCACCTTCTGCAGTAATAGCAGCATCGCCTGTAACGCTTTCGTTTACCACAAGCAAATACTCCCCATCAAGAGGCATAACGTCTACTACATCCATAATAGGAGAGTAAGGTTTACGGTATGATGCAAAGCCTAAGTTCTGAGAACCAAGGATTGTCATGTTAGCATCTACTGCCCTTGTACCACCACTGGCAGGTAATGTCCCGGCGCTTACAGTAGTCGCAGTTAGAACGTCTGTAGATACGGTTACTTTAGATATGTCAATTGGCAGTTTCTCGCCATTTTTAAGAGTGTGGTCGCCATTCTTTTCAGCGGCATCGTACACCTCTTTAAACGCATCCATAATGTCCGGCTTGAACTCGCCTGTTTTTTGTGCCTGAACAACAAGAGCTTCGCCCTGTGTTTTTACAATAGCTTCAAGAGCAACGTTTTTGTCTGTAAGTTCTTTTACAGCAGCCTCGAAGGCTTTAACTGATTCTGTAATAGCCGATAAGTCGTCGGCACCGGCAGATTTAGCGACTTTTTCAGCCATCACATCAAGGAACTCCCCATGTAGTTTTGCTTTATCAGCATCCTCCAGCTTTCCAAAAGCATCCTGAGATATACCCTTTGTAAGCAAGAAATCTTTAAATGTTTTCATTTGTTTTGTTTTTAATTTAAAAGTCCTGAATAATAACTCTTTGTTTTTTGAGTGGACTCATCCGGCTCGTTATTTGAAGTGTCAGGATCAACGGCTTCATATTCTTTTTGATATAATACTGGTGTAGCGCTGTTTGAACCAAACAATACTAAGCTACCCTCTTTTTCTATACTTGCTTCGTCTATAGCCCAAAAATAACCCCTTGCTTCGGCAGTGTCTTTGTTTGCAACAAGATTTATTCTATCTTTCCAAAGCTGATTTTGTTTAGCCAATCCTTCATCATCCGATTTAGCTGCTAAAGCAATGGAAATGTATCGCATTCTTACCGAGTTTTCGAATGCAACAAGCTCCCCGAACAAATCTTTTATTTTTTCAATCTTTATTTTATCTTTTGCAATTTCAAATATTAATGCTTGTGTTTCCCCATCATAAGGTAAGTTTAAATCAGACCATGCCATTGTTTTTACAAAAGCCTTTACGTCATTAGGATACGCAATAACATTGTCAATTGATAGCTTATGTTCAAGAACGTAAAATATCTTATTAGCTTTATCTTTTAGACTTTTATTCCAAATGTTAGGAAAGTGTACATCCCCATGACTATCTAAGAAATTCGTTGTATTTATTACCGGGTAAACAAATCCTTCTTTTACAAAAGACAACGCCTTTTCAGCAGAACTATCAGGAATAGACATAAAGAAGTTTACACTGTCCGTTTCTTTAATAGCGGCTTTTTTAAGTTCAACTATTTTAGATTCATTTTTTGCTAACTCCTTTAGCATATCCGTTTTTGTATCGAAATGCTTATTTAATTCCTGACAAAGTATTTTCATTTTTTTACGTCTTTATTAGATTTAAGAAACTCCAGCTTGGCTTCAATTTCCTTTTTCACAATAGGATCTGTAGTGCCTTTCTTTAATTCGGTAAGCTCTTTAATTGTTTGTTCAGTTTTCATTTTTCAATATCCCTTTATCAATTAATATTTGCCTGTACTCTTCTACGGTTATAGCTGTTGTATTAAGAATAC